ATAACTATAGTTACAGCTTTATTTAATGGGTTTCAAACTCTGGTTCCGCAGACTAAACAATATGTAGGAGTGTATACTACAGAGTGGGTGGATAAACTCTATAGAGGTATTGCTCGAAACTATAATGGACCCTTTGGGTTTATATGCTTAACAGATCAAAATTATAGATTTGAAGAAAGTAATATAAAACTAATAAGATTTGAACGCTCAGTAGACCAATATGGTTGGATGAGTTTGATGGAATGGTATCGTCCTGATCTTTGTATAGGTAATAGAATTACATTAGGACTTGATACTATTATTACAGGTTCTTTAGATAGAATTTTTGCTTACAAGCCAGAGAAGTTGGCTGTATGTAAAGATCCTTATGAAAATTTTAAAATTTGTAATGCAGTAACTATGGCTACTCCAGAATTTTGTACTGAAGTCTGGCCGTGGTGGAAGGAAAATGAGAATAAATTAATGCAAGAGAATTTATTTCAAGGCTATCCATCAGAGATGGTATTGTTAAGAAATTATTATGGTGATAGTCATTGTTTAGATTATTATTTTCCGGAAATAGTTAGTTATAAGGCTCATGTTGCAACAAAATTTGTATCAATAAAAGATTCTAGTATCGTATATTTTCACGGTAAACCTAAACCGCATGAAATGCGTAACCATCCGTGGGTAAGGACACATTGGGTATGAATGATATACATCCAACAGCTGTAATAGAAGATTGTGTAGAGATGGGCGAAGATAATTATATCGGCCCGTTTTGCTTTCTCACAGGACATTTAATTATAGGTAATAACAATAGGTTTGAATCTCATTGTACAGTAGGAACTAGACCTGAACATACAGGTCATTGGCATAAAGACGGTAGAGTTATTATAGGTGATGATGGTACATTTAGAGATCATGTTAGTATTCATGCCGCAACTACTGATGGGTTGACTAAAATAGGTAATTGTGTTATAATATTAAATAAGGGTTATCTTGCCCATGATTGTGTGTTAGAAGATGGGGCGATTTTAAGTTGTGGGGTAAAGATCGGTGGTCATGTTCATGTAATGAGAGATAGTAATTTAGGTATGGGTGTTACAGTACATCAGTATCAAGTAATAGGTTCGTGGTCGATGATAGGTATGGGTAGTATTATTACTAAGAAAGCTAGAATTTATCCAGGACAAACGTGGGTTGGTAATCCGGCACGGAGATTGAAAACTAATATGTATGCATTAGACAAATATAAGGTAGATGAGTATTACTTGATTGAAGAAACTGGTCGATTTAGACAACTAGTGAAAGATCATGGCCTTTGATCCAGTATTAATGATTATGCAACCTCGTCAAATTGATGAGGCGATTAATTCTCTTAAAGAAAATATAGATATTCCTAAAGCGTGGTTTCGAGCTTATACTGAGCCACAAGTAATGGCTCAAATGAATAAGTTTATTAAGGAAACAAATTTTAGTCATTATATAGTAATGAGTGATGATGGTATAGTAAGTAGAGAAGCAGCTGATACCATTTTAAAGTATGGTGAAATGTTAGACTATGAAGTGTTTACTGGTTGGATGAATATGCATATAGAGGCGGATGGTAATCTAAGTTATATAAGCACAGTAAGTCAAGGAAAACTATCTGAAATTTTAGAGATAGAAAATGGACCTTTAAGAGAAGAATATCCACCTTGGCTTCCTATGAAATGGGTAAAGGAACAGGAGGGAGTTATACGAATAACTATGGCTAATTTTGCTATGTCAATAGCCGAACGAGATTTATTTTTAAAGTTTCCATTAATGACTCATCCTAATAACTGTTCTTCGGATCATCATTGGTCTTTTAGATTACAAGAAGCTGGGGTGAAGGTTTGGACTCATCCAAATGCTTATATAAAACATTTAAGACGAGGATGGGCACCCTTGAGACATCATTGGTTAGTGGGAAGAGTCAAGCCAGAAACTATATATGATAAGATGTGGAAGCCTAGAGAATTTTATAATGAGTTATGAACTAAAAGATTATTTAAACGCAATCAATCATAAGAAAGAAGATTTGATGGTAAGTGAAGATGAGTTTTGGGAGAAAAGATACCCAGCATACATTGTCAATAAGGCTTTGTCTGCATTTGCAGAGTGTGTTTTGTATGTTAATGAAATGAATCGCTTACACCACCTTGATAAGCGTCTACAATTTCAATTTTTTCTAAATAGTATAGGGCCAAAAAAGAGATTTAGTAAGTGGTTAAGGTCCAGTAAGATTAAAAATCTTGAGTATGTTAAAGAATATTATGGCTATAGTAATGAGAAAGCAAAACAAGCCCTTGACATACTAGATGATGAACAAATTGAACATATAAAAAGTATAATAAATCGAGGTGGTAGACATGGAGGAGTTAGAATGGACAGCTGACTTGATGCTAGAGGTGAAACTTAAAGAAGCAGATGATTTTCTTAAAGTTCGTGAAACCCTCTCCCGCATTGGAGTCGCCTCTCGCAAAGAGAGAAAGTTATACCAATCATGTCATATCCTGCACAAACAAGGTCGTTATTTCATAGTACATTTTAAAGAGTTGTTTGCCTTAGATGGCAAGCCAACGAATATATCTATTAATGATTTGGAAAGAAGGAACACTATAGCAGGATTGTTAGAGGATTGGGATCTAGTAGAAATTATAGGGAGTAGTGATCAAAGAGCTCCATTATCTCAAATAAAAGTTTTATCCTATCGTGAAAAGGATGATTGGATTTTGGAGACAAAATATAATATTGGTAAGAAACAAGTGGAGTAGATTATGAATTTGAAATTATTGAGATTGAGGTCTGGTGAAGATGTCATATGTGAAATATTAAAAGAGGGTGCGGAGTATATTAAGATAAAAAATCCAGCGATGTTAATGCCCGTTGGTGGACAAGGGCAACAGATGCAGATGGGAATGGCTCCTTGGATGCCTTTTAGTGAACAAAGTGAGTTTGAAATTCCTAGAGATTGGTTGGTGGTGATGTCGGATGTAGTAAAAGATATAGCTAATAATTATAATCAGATATTCGGTTCAGGCATAGTAGTGCCTGATGTTAAAGTTGATACAAAGACTTTACTTAAAGGCTAGAATGTGATATAATTATAACTATGAGCGATTTTTATATTAATGTAATTCAACACGGCAACCAGCTTTTGGTTCGTGAATTTGATAATGGTAAGCGGGTAAATCGTAGAATAACTTTTGAGCCTACTTTGTATGTAGAATCTCGTAAGAATTCAAAGTGGAAAACTTTAGATGGTCGTTCTGTAGAACCTGTTAGATTTAAATCTATACGGGATGCTAAAGATTTTTTAAATATGCATCAGAATACTCCTGATCTGGTGCATGGTTTAGATTCATTTCAATACGTTTATATTGGAGATAAATATCCTGATTTCGTTAATTGGGATATGGAGAAATTGCTTCTTATCACTCTTGATATAGAAGTAGAAAGTGAGAATGGTTTTCCAGATGCTAAAAAGGCAGATGAGAAACTATTGTGTATCACCGTCAAAAATCATTCTAATAAAGCTATCATTGTATGGGGCATAGGTCCTTATGAAAATGATAAGGTAAGATATATTGAATGTGAGAATGAATTAGACTTAGTAAAAAAGTTTGTACATTTCTGGCACAAAACTCAACCTGATGTAGTAACTGGATGGAACGTCCAGTTTTTTGATATACCATATATATGTAATCGCATTACACGATTATTGGGTGAGAAAGAACTCAAGAAATTATCTCCGTGGGGTATAGTAAAAGAAGATACTGTTAAACAAGCACAGTATGGTCGGTCATTACAGAAGTATAATATTTTAGGTGTTTCTATACTTGACTACCTTGACTTGTATAGAAAGTTTACTTATGTGAACAGAGAATCTTATCGGTTAGATTATATAGCAGAGGTAGAGTTGGGTGAGAAGAAAGACGAGAACCCATATGAAACTTTCCGTGAATGGTATACGAAAGATTATAAATCGTTTGTAGATTATAATGTTAAAGATGTAGAGCTTGTTGATAAGTTAGAAGATAGAATGAAGTTGATTGAGTTGTGTATGACTCTAGCTTATGAAGCCAAAGTAAATTTAGTTGATGTATATTCTCAAGTCAGAGTATGGGATATATTAATATACAATTTTCTAAAGGAAAGGAATATAGTTATACCACGAAAGAAGCCATCTAAGAAAGAGGACAAGTATGAGGGGGCTTATGTAAAAGATCCACAGACAGGTTTACATAATTGGGTGATGTCTTTTGATTTAAACAGTTTGTATCCACATTTGATTATGCAGTATAATATTTCACCAGAAACATTGGCAGTTGAGGGTAATGGTGAAGTGTCAGTAGATAAAATGTTAAATCAAACGGTAGTTATTTCTGATTTTGGCCATACGGTAACTCCGAATGGGGCAAGATTTAGAACTGATGCTCAGGGATTTCTTCCGAACATGATGGAGACAATGTATAATGATCGTGTGAAATTTAAAAAGTGGTCATTAGAAGCTACACAAAAATTTGAAGATACGAAAGATAAAAGATATTTAAATGAGATATCGAAGTATAATAATATTCAGATGGCTAGAAAGATAGCATTGAATAGTGCTTATGGGGCAATTGGTAATCAGTATTTTAGATATTATGATAGACGTATGGCTACAGCAGTTACTACATCAGGACAATTAGCAATAAGGTGGATTGAAAATAAAGTAAATGAATATCTTAATAAACTTTTAGAAACTACGGAGGTAGATTATATCATAGCATCAGATACAGATTCGATTTATGTTAGGTTTGATGAATTGATTTCTAAGGTGAGCCCTAAGAATCCTGTAGACTTTTTAGATAAGGTGGCTAAAGAAAAGTTAGAACCATACATCACCAAGTGTTATGAGGAGTTGGCAGAGTATGTTGGGGCATATCAACAGAAGATGGACATGGCGAGAGAAGTTATAGCTGACAAAGGTATATGGACAGCTAAGAAAAGATATATTTTGAATGTGTATGATAGTGAAGGTGTCCGATATGCAGAACCACAGATTAAGGTTATGGGTATAGAGGCAGTAAAGTCATCGACGCCAGCTCCATGCAGAGAAATGATTAGGTCGGCTTTGAAGATTATCATTAATGAAGATGAGAAAACATTGAATACATTTATACAAACATTTCGTAAAAATTTTATGAAGTATGAACCCGAACAGATTGCGTATCCGAGGTCATGTAATAATATGAAAGAATATTATAGTTCATCGACTATATTTACAAAGGGTACTCCAATGCACGTTAAAGGGGCGTTGGTGTATAATTATATTCTTCAACGAGAGAAATTAACAAATAAGTATCCACTTATACAAGAGGGTGAGAAGATAAAGTTTCTTCAGATTAGAACACCTAACCCATATCAGTCTAATGTCATTTCATTTATGACAACATTACCAAAAGAATTTGACTTGCATAATATGATAAACTATGATATAATGTTTGATAAGAGTTTCGTTGAGCCCTTGACATTTATATTAGAAAAGATTGGGTGGAAAGTAGATCGTAGTTATGGTACAGCAACTACATTGGAGCATTTGTTCGCATGAATCAAGAACTATATGATTATTTGGCTAACCATTTTTTCTATTTGAATGAAGGTGAGTTCCGCCACTGTACTGAGAAGTATGGTAAGGAAGAATTTAGATGGACCATAGCTGAGTATGTTGCCAATGAACGACCATTGTTTCCTTTTAGAAAAATGGAATATAGTGATATGGTGGATACCTTTCGTAAACTTCAGAAGGTAGACTACACCAACTTCATTACACCACAAGAGCAGTTAGACAATGAAGTAGTGGAAAAGTATGATGACTATAAATACGAGTATCAAACGTGCGGACAGGGCATCATAGACGGTCCTACAGTATATAATGCGTGTAGTGATTACTTTATGAATCATTTACGTTTAGCGTGTGGGTCATATGGTTACATGGCACCAGCACAAGTCTGGGAACAAGGGACTGCTAAGCAGATATGGTCATCTATAGGTGGTCTATGGCGAGGGGTAAACAGTACTAAAGATTTAAGTGAAAAGAGTGTGATGGAAGTTCTACGTTTAGGTACATACATTGCAACACAGTTCAAACCTATTGTGGCAAAGACCATTTATAATATGACTGATGCTAAGACAGTACTTGATACATCTATGGGTTGGGGTGATAGACTTGCTGGTTTCTATGCATCAAACGCTACACATTATATTGGGTGTGATCCTAATCCATATACGTTTGATATATATTCTCAAATGATTGGAGAGTTTAATAAATTAGCTCCAGGTAAGACCACACAAATATACAGATGTGGTGCGGAAGATTTACCGTGGGATAGTATTGAGAATGTAGATTGTGCGTTTACATCACCACCTTATTTTGCTACAGAAAAATATAATGAAGGTGGTCAGTTTGAAGAGGATCAATCGTGGGCCAAATTTAATGAGTATGAAAAATGGAGAGATGAGTTCTATCTTCCTGTGGCACTAAATAGTTTTAATTCTTTAAGTGAGAATGGATTTCTAATGACTAACATTATGGATCCCAAAATTAAAGGCACACGTTATCGTTCATGCGATGACTTGGTTGATCATTTACAACCATATTTTCTAGGACAAGTTGGTATGAGAATCATGCAACGTCCACAAGGGAAAAATAAATTTAAAACCAAAGAAGAACTGATAGAGTTTATGAACAAACTTTATATAGAAAACGTATGGTGCTTTGGTAAAAATAAAGTATTTGATTTGTTTCGCCATAAACGGAGGGCGACTCTGGAGGGTCTGTTCCAGTAGGAGATACAACAAATTATGTTAAAAGCTTTTTATAGAAGTAAGAAGTGGGCCCTATGGGCTTATGGTGGCGGTGCCGCATTGATTGCCTCGCTATGGATACAAGTACAAATTACAGTAGCAATAAACACTTGGTACGGTGGGTTTTATAACTTACTACAAACATCAGCAGAGTATAAAGATAATTCAGCAGAAGGTATTGCATTATTTTATGACAAGTTAATCAGTCTGTCTTACTGGACTAATGGATTTGAAGGCGAACCGTCGTTTGCAGTACTGGCGTTCCCTTATGTACTATTGGCTGTAGCTACTGGTTGGTTCACTAGAATTTATGGACTACGATGGCGACAAGCGATTACGTTTGAATATATACCAAGATGGAGAACAGTTAAAGAAGAAATAGAAGGCGCATCTCAACGTATACAGGAAGATTGTAATAGGTTTGCTCGTATTGTTGAGTCACTAGGTTTACAAGTAGTAAGAGCTGTGATGACACTGGTGGCATTCATACCAGTACTGTGGGCACTAAGTGAACACGTTACTATTCCATTTTTTAGTGAAATACCAGGCTCATTAGTATGGGTTACAGTTGCTGTATCTCTAGGTGGTTTAGTAATCTCATGGTTCGTTGGTTGGAAACTACCAGGACTTGAATACAACAACCAGAAGGTAGAGGCAGCGTTTAGAAAAGATTTAGTACTTGGTGAAGATGATAA